GCGCAAGACGCGCCTCCGCGAAACTAGGGTGTTTGTCATGATCCAAAAAGACCTGCTCCAGCTCGCCCACTCAATCACCGAACTCAAGTTGCTACCAGGCAACCCAAGACGTGGTGACATCGAGGCCGTGAAGCGCAGCCTTGAAGCGTTCGGGCAACGCAAACCGATTGTCGTGCGCCGGACAGACAACGTGGTCATCGCAGGCAACCACACTTTGCAAGCTGCTCAGGCTTTGGGTTGGGCTGAGATTGCTGTCGTATGGGTTGATGATGACGAGGTGACTTCTAAGGCATTTGCTTTGGCTGATAATCGCACAGCTGAGTTGGGTGACTATGACGAGGAGGCGTTGGCTGATCTCATCAACGATGTTGGTTCGTTGAACCCAGGTCTGCTGGAGTCATCGGGCTGGGATGATAAGGCGGTGCAAGAATTGTTGGATCGTGTAGAGCAGATTGAGTTGCCTATTGATGTTGATGAGGTACCAGAGGATGTGCCTGCTGTTTCAACGTTGGGTGATGTGTGGTTGTTGGGCGACCATCGAGTCATGTGTGGGGATAGCAGCAATCTGGAGATGATCGGCAAGTTGTTAAACAACAAGACAATCAACATGGTGTTCACTGATCCACCTTACGGAATGGATCTGGATACAGACTTTTCAAAGATGGGCAACACAGGCAAGGCACATAGAAAAGTTGCTAATGACGATAAGCAATTTGATGCTTCTCTAATTCTTGAACAGTTTGATTACTGCAAAGAAATATTCTTGTGGGGCGCAGATTATTATGTTGAGACATTGCACAGGCAATACCCTGATCTTGGAAGTTGGATCATTTGGGATAAGTACAGTGATGAACGCATTGGTCTACTAGATGGAAGGTTTGGAAGCACATTTGAAACCTGCTGGTCTAAGACAAAGCATAAACGGGAAATTGCCAGAGTTCTTGTAACAACCAACTACACAGCAAGGGGTGACGAGACAAGGGTTCACCCAACACAGAAACCAGTTGCATTAGCAAAATGGTTCTTTGATCGTTGGGGTGATGAGCAGGACATTGTGCTTGATCTATTCGGTGGATCAGGCAGCACACTGATCGCTGCACAGGAAACGAACCGCACCGCATATCTGATGGAGTTAGACCCAAAATATGTGGATGTGATTTGTGCTCGATTCCAAAAGCTGACTGGTGTGTTGCCGGTGTTGGAATCGTCTGGGAAGGTTCACGACTTCCTCAATGCCTAAACCTGTTGGTCGTCCCCCTAAGCCGGTGGAGCAGAAGCGTCGTGCTGGTAACCCTGGCAAACGTCCTTTGCCTGACACCGTTATTGCTATCCCAACTTCATCTTTGGTGCCTGAACCGCATAGGCCGTTGGGTCAGGCTGGTCGCCAGTTTTGGGATCGTGTTTGGAATGTTGGGTTTACTTGGATCAGCCCGCAGATGGATATTGAGTTGTTGCAGATTGTGGCTGAGCAGATTGATGAGCGTGCTGCGTTGCGTGTGAAGGTGTTGCGTGAAAGTGATTGGCGTGATCGTTCAGCGTTGCGAGCTTTGGATGCTCAGGTGTTAGATTGTTTATCCCTGCTTGGTTTTACTCCTGTTGATCGAGCACGGCTTGGCTTCGTGGAGGTGAAGATTCAAAATGAGCTTGAACAATTCCGTGAACGCAAGTCTCAGCGCACCAACGTTTTCGACACCAAAGGTTTATGAGTTTTCTGATGGGCGAGTCGTTTCAGATTTTGCAGAAACTTTTCTCCACGTCTCGAAGGGCGTTTTGGCGGGTCAGCCATTGGTGCTTACTGATTGGCAGTTTGATTTATTGGATAATCTTTTTGAGCGTCGTACTGATGGTCTCCTTCGTTACCGACGTTCGCTGATTGGGCTTGCGCGTAAGAACGGTAAATCACTTCTTGGTTCGCTGATTGCCCTTTACAATTTGATTGAAGGCGAGCCAGGTGCCGAAGTGTATTCCGCAGCAGGTGACCGCCAGCAAGCACGGGTTGTGTTCAATGAGGCCAAGTGGCAGATCACACAATCGCCAGCCTTGTCAGGTGTATGCAAGGTGTATCGAGATGTCATTGAAGTTCCATCTACTGGTGCTATCTATCGAGTGCTATCAAGTGACGCAAAACTTCAGCAAGGCCTCAACCCATCATGTGTGGTGTTTGACGAGTTACACGTTCAGCGCGACTCAGAACTTTGGGATGCTTTGACTCTTGGTTCTGGTGCGCGTAAAGACCCGATGATTGTTGCGATCACTACAGCAGGCTTTGACTTGGACACAATCTGTGGACGGCTGTACAACTACGGCAAGCAAGTCATATCGGGTGAGCGTGATGATGAACGGTTTGGTTTCTTTTGGTGGGAGGCACCGGAGGGATGTGCGATTCATGACCGCGATGCGTGGGCTTTGTCTAACCCGAACTTGGCTGAAGGTTTGTTAGATATGGATGACATGGAAGTCAGCATGAATCAGACGGCTGAGATTCCTTTTCGCAGATATCGTCTGAACCAATGGGTACGTCAGGATCAGGATTCAACTTGGCTTCCGGCTGGCGGGTGGGAGCAATGTCAGTCTGACCTGCAACTTGATCCTGACTTGCCAATGTTTGTGGGGATTGACATGGCGTTGAAACATGACTCGATTGCTGTCGTGATGTGTCAACCGCAGGGTCGCAGGTTGGTGGTGCGAGCCAAGATTTGGATTCCCGATGGGACGATGACAGACATCGCAGCTGTTGAACATCACCTTCGAGAACTTCATCGCCAGTTCAATGTGCGTGAGTTTGCTTATGACCCAGCGTTCTTCCAGCGTTCAGCTGAGGCGTTGGCTGATGACGGGTTACCAATGGTTGAGTTCCCTCAGTCCGCACAACGTATGGTGCCTGCTATCGGAACGCTGTATGAGTGCATTGTGAATCAGCAGTTGGCTCATGATGGCGATCCGATGTTTACCGATCAGGTGTTATCTGCTGTGCCACGTCAAACCGATGCTGGACTTCGACTGTCTAAAGGTAAGTCGCGTCGCAAGATTGACGCTGCTATCGCGTTGAGTATGGCTGTGGATCGTGCGACCAGACGTGAAGAAGTCGCACCTGTGCCTGGGTTCTTTGTAGTCTAAGGGTATGCCTATTTTCCTGCTAGAACTTTTTTCAATCCTGATGATCGCATCTGGACTATTCTTGTTATCAATTCCATTAGGGCTAATTTTTGTTGGCCTGTCAGTTCTATTGTTCACGGCTGCCTACGAGCGTGGTCGCGGAAAGGCTAAATAATGTTGTCAAGGCTGTTGGGTGGTGGCAACGAGGAACGTGCGGTTTCGTTCCAAAACTTGTTTGCTTCAGGTGATACATTCAGTTTCACTACCGCATCAGGCACAACAGTCACGCAACAAGACTCACTAAAAATTGAAGCGGTCTATGCGTGTGTGCGCATGATTTCAGATTCAATTTCAACGCTACCTGTTGACACATTCTTGCGTCTTGATGGAACTCGTAGACCGTTCCGTCCACGACCAGACTGGTTAGATAACCCTGAATCTGGTGTGACCCGCATCGAGCATTTCCAACAGGTTCTTGTTTCGTTGATGTTGAACGGCAACTCGTTCACCCGCATCTTGCGCGACGACCAAGGTATTGCTGGTTTGGTTGTTCTGAACCCTGAGCGCGTTGAGTGCAGTCGTGACCGTGAGACTCGTCGTCCGATTTATATTTATGAAGGCCGTGATGTAATCACAGCTGACAACATGATTCATATCACCGAGTTGCGTTTGCCTGGTGATTTGCGTGGACGCTCCCGCATTGAACTCATCAAAGAAAACTTGGGGCTGGCTAAAGCGTTGGAGGAGTTCGCTGCACGATTCTTTGGTCAGGGTTCTTCAGCTTCCGGCATCATTGAGTTCCCTGGCAACCTGACCCGTGAGCAGGCTAAGGATTTGGTGTCAGGATTTGAGGAAGGCCATAAGGGTTTGCGCAGGTCGCATCGTCCTGGTGTGTTGTTCGGTGGAGCGAAGTTCACGAAGACAACTGTGGACAATGATTCTGCACAGTTCTTGGAGTCACGTCGTTTTGCTGTTGAGGAGATTGCTCGTATCTTCCGTGTGCCTCCATCGATGCTTGGTGTGACTACGCCTGGTGCGATGTCGTATGCGTCGGTAGAACAGAACGGCATCCAGTATGTGACCCACACGTTGCGTCCGTACATAGAGAAAATTGAGGAAGGCTATTCACGTTTGCTTGCTGGTCGAGCATTCATGAAGTTCAACGTAGACGGATTGTTGCGCGGTGACCAAGCGTCACGGTACACAGCATTCTCAACGGGCTTGCAGTCTGGGTTCTTGTCAATCAATGACATTCATCGTCTTGAGGACATGGCTCCTGTTGATGGTGGCGATTCGTATCGTGTGCCATTGGCGAACGTGGACATCAATGCTGCGAACTTGGCTGAGATGCAGTCCAAGGCTGAGATTGCTCAACGCCTGATTTTGACTGGGTTTGATCCGGCTGAGGTGATGTTGATGGTTGGCTTGCCAGCTGTGGCTCATACTGGTTTGCCTTCAAGTCAGTTGCAACAAATTTCGACCGTGAATCCTGCTGATCCTTCTGCTGCATATCAGGTTTAATTATGACTTTGACTTCTTACAATTACACGGTAAGTACAACACCTGTGTTGCTGGCTGATGCACCTATCAATCCTGTGAAGGTGACAATTCATAATAATAATCATCAGGCGAACTCGATTGTTTATTTGGGTGGTTCTGCTGTTACAACTTCAACTGGTTTGCAT